GGCCCATGACCCAACCGCGTTTTGATTCCACCATCAGTCTTGGGCACATCGTCCAGATATTGTCCCTGGTCATTGCGGGCGCCACAGCGTGGGGAGTGCACACCAGCACGCTGCACCACCTGGAGTTGTTGCGCAACGAGGACCGTCAGCGCCTGGAGTCGCACGACGTCAAGATTCAGGTGCTGGAACGCACCAGCGACGTGGTCAAGACCGATGTAAACTACATCCGCACGACGGTGGACGAGATCAAGCGCGACATCAAAGAGGCGCGGCCGAGGTAAACGGATCAAGCCGCCGCCTTGAGCTTGAGGGAAGCCTTGGCCAAATCATGACTCGCTTGTAGATTCATCCAGAATCGTGCGCTGGTTCCCAGCACTCTAGACAGGAGAATCGCCGTTTCTGCTGTGATGGCGCGCTGTCCTCGGATGAGTTCGCTAATCCTCATGCGACCCACCCCCATTTTGGCCGCAAGTTCTGCCTGTGATAGGCCAAGCGGGACGAGAAATTCTTCATGGAGGATTTCTCCCGGGTTCACAGAAGCAGGGCCAAGGGGAACTGAATGTTTGGTTTTCATGATCGGTTAGTGGTAGTCAGTGATTTCGACCTCCAAGGCGCGCCCATCATGCCAGTGGAAACATAGGCGCCACTGGTCATTGATTCGGATGCTGTGCTGTCCTTTTCGGTCGCCCTTCAGGGCTTCAAGGCGGTTCGCTGGGGGAATGCGAAGATCATTGATATCTTCGGCGGCATCAAGCATGGCCAATTTCCGGATGGCAACTTGGGCCAGAGCCGAAAAGCGGCGAGTCCGGCCAGTGGTCCAAAGCTGGGCTGTGTCTTTGCAGCGAAAAGATTCAATCACCGCCTTATTGTATCGTTAAGCGATACGAGGTCAACCGATTTGACAGCCACCGCCAGGCATGGCGCAAGGCTTGTTTACTATCGGCTTCACGATTGCCGAAATCCTCCAAATCCAGACGAAAGCCAAGCAGATGCTGCTTGAGGGAAAGACGCTCATGACTTGGAGCGAGAGCGGCTCAAGTGCCGGCAAGCAGTTCGCCATGCCGGTGAAGGACACACTGGAGGAATGCGCCTTTGCCCTGCGCAGACTGGATACTGAAACCTACGGCGGTCGCCGACGCACGATTGGTCGATCCACCATCGATCACATCCCACTATGAACCCGCTCCTGCAATGGGCGGTGTCCTGGCTGCCCCGTCCGCTCCTACCCAAGGCGTTCTCGTCGATCTACGAGTCGGCTAACGCTTCCCCAAGGCGGGGTTCTGTCCCTGGAGCCAGCCCGCGCGATGCAAAGCAGGACCTGACACCTCACATTCACCGGGAACTGATCCGCCGCTCCCGCTACCTGGCGAAAAACTCCGGGTTCGTACGGGAAATGGTCGGCAACATGACCATCTACTCGACCGGGGATGGTATTCGGCCCCAGGCGCAATCCGAGGACAGCGAGTGGAACCGCCGCGCGGAGGCCTATTTCCGAACTTGGTCGTCCCGCTGCGAGGTGACGGGGCGGTTCAGCTTCGAGGAAGTTCAGTCTCTGGTCTGCCGCGGCATGGACGTGGACGGCGAATACTTCATCCACCTGACGCGCGGCCGAGTGGGTATCGCTGCGCTGCAACTTATCGAAGCCCACCGAATCGGAGACGCACCAGGATTTGGCGACACCCACAACGGCATCCGTCTGGACGCCTGGGGTGCTCCGCTTGCCTATCGGGTGTTGGAGGATTTGGGCGGGCAGAGAGAACTGCCTGCGGCCAGCGTCCTTCATGTGTTCGAGCCCGAGCAAGTGACCGCCGTGCGCAACGCTCCAACGATCCAGCACTCGATCAATCATATCCTCGACGAGATGGAATTGATCGCCCTGGAGAAACACGCGGTGAAGGACAACTGTGATGTGACAAGAATTCTGAAGACCGAGTCCGGGGACCTGAATGACGACTCTGACTTTGCCATCACTGGCGAAGCGCAGGCTGAACCCGGTCAGAGCGATCCCAACTCACTGCAACGCATTACCGGCGGCAAGTTGGTTGCGCTCAAGCCGCACGAGTCGTTGGACTCCTTTGAACCCAAGCGACCAAGCCCCACCTTCACTGGGTTCCTGGAGCATTTGAGGCGCGACTCAGCGCTCGGCGTGCTGCCGTATGAATTCGCTGCCGACTCATCGAAAATCGGCGGGGCAGGAGTGCGCATGGTGGTGGCGAAGGCGGATCGCCGATTCTCCTACCGGCAGATGATCCTCATTCAACGCTTCATCAAGCCCGTGTGGTTCTACGTGATCGGGGATGCCATTGATCGAGGGGAACTGGAAGCAGTGCCGGGATGGTGGAAAATTTCCTGTGTGACGCCACGGCGCATCACAGTCGATGCGGGACGGGAGGCGCAGCAGAACAGGGCGGATGTGGAGATGGGACTCAAGACGATCAGCGACCACTACGAGGAACTGGGGGCGGACTTTGGCGAGGAGCTGGAGCGGCGAGCGAGGGATGCCAAGATGATTCTGGAAGTGGCCGCCAAAAATGGTGTGCCTGTGGAAATGCTTTGGAAGCCCAGTGGCGGGCCGATCCAGACGACGGTTGACACTCCGGCCAAGGCGTGACCGCCCTTGATTCCCTCTTTGCCCGTCAGCCATGGCTCGTGACCACCGAAGCCATGCAGTCCATGGCGACTCAGGCCGTGGCGTTCTTTGACGCTCGGCTGAAGCTTCCAGAACGGGAGTCGAACCCGCTGCTCTCGGTGGAAAACGGCATTGCGTCGGTTCGAGTCCACGGCCCGTTGATGCGCCAGCCGGACTTGTTTTCCGTTCTGCTCTTTGGCGCTACGGACATGGACCAAGTGGCTGCCGCTATTGGGGAGGCGGCTGGCCGGGAGGATGTGAATGCTCTGCTCTTGGACATCGACTCACCCGGAGGAACGGTAAACGGCACCCCTGAGTTGGGGCAGGCTGTGGCTGATGCCTCGAAACGCAAGACCGTCTATGCGTTTAGCGCGGGGCAGATGTGCAGTGCTGCTTACTGGATCGCCTCGCAGGCCGATGCCATCTACGCCACACCCAGCGCCCGGGTCGGGTCCATCGGGGTTCTCCTGCCGTTTGTCGATAGCACTGAAAAGCTTCGCGACCAGGGACTCAAAGTGGAGGTGTTCGCGGCCGGCAAGTTTAAGGCAATGGGCACACCAGGTGTTTCGCTCACGGACGAGCAACGCGAACTGATTCAGTCCGACATCGAGGAGATCGCCGCAGATTTCAAAGCCGCAGTGCTCGCGCGTGGGCGGCGCATTCCTGACGAGGCGATGGAAGGCCAAACCTTCAGTGCCCGCAAAGCTCAGCGCTTCAACCTAGCCGGCATGGTCAAGAGTCGGGACGAGGTGCTTGCCCGTCTGCGCTCCCTCCATGGGGGCCAAGTTGACACGGGTTCCAGAGCATCCATGAAAACCGTCGAGGAACAACTCACTGAAGCGCTCGCGCGCGTTCAAACCCTGGAAGCCGATGCCAAAGCCCATCAAGGGCTCATGAGCGAGGCTTCTTCCCAAGTCGAATCCTTCAAGGCCTCCCTGACTCAGCGGGAGCAGGAACACCAAGCGGCAATCCAAAAAGCCCATAGCGAGCGCGACACGTTCAACGGCCAACTCATCGCGGCCCAGTCTGAGGTGGAGCGGTTCACCAAACGAGCGACCGAACTGGAAACCCAGGTGCGCGACCTGCAATCCCGCGAGCAGGACCTCGACAAACGCGCCGCCTCCAAGGCCGCGCAAATCGCCGCTGAAATGGGCACCCAGGTTCCCGCCAAAATCACTCCCAACGGAGACACCCAGCCTGCCACGGCTGCCGAGGTCTGGAACCGCCAGTTCACCAAGGCCTGAGCCCTTCACCAACTCATCACATCTCACGCTCTAACCCCCACTGATCATGTCTGTCCCAACTCTTCTCGACATCGCCAAACTGGACGCCGGTATCGGCTACCCGCTCATTGAGGAAGCCGTCAAGCTGGCCCCCGAATTGATGGTGGTGCCAGCCGACACCATCCTCGGCACCACCATGGAACTCACCGTTCGCAGCGGCCTGCCATCGGTCCGTTTCCGCAACGCCAACGAGGGTGTGCCGCGCTCCAAGTCCACCTACGAAACCCGCACGTTCCAGACGCACATCCTCGACCATCAGGTTGCCGTGGACGAGCAGATCGTCGGCGGTGCACGGGACAAGGGCCGCCTCCTGGAGAACCATGCTTCCGGAGCTATGGAAGCTGCGATGCAATACATTGGCTCGCAATTCTACTACGGCACCGGCAACGACACCAAAGGGTTCCCCGGCCTGCTCGCCCAATGCAAGTCTGATGCGGCCCACACCGTGGATGCGGCTGGTGCGGCCTCCAAGACTTCGGTCTGGTTCCTTCGGCTTGGGCGCGAATGCGTCGAGTTCCTCTTTGGTAACGGTCAGACCATCCGCCTGAACGACACCTGGGATTTGGAAACCGTTTATGACGACAACGGCAACCCTTACAAAGCTTACACCAACTGGATGAAGGGTCGGATCGGGATGCGGCTGGCCAACAAGAACTGCGCGGTGCGCATCAAGAACCTTGAGGAGGCGGGTGCCAACAAAAAGACGCTCAACGACCCGCTGCTTTACTCGGCCTACGAGAAGTTCACGGAGTTCGGCTTCGAACCCACCCACATCTTCATGAACGGCCGCTCTCGCGAGCAGTTGCGCAACAGCCGCACGGCGACCACCTCCAACGGCACGCCAGCCCCACTGCCCACCGAATGGGAGGGCATCCCGATCATTCGCACGGCCTCGATCGCCAACGACGAAGCCTAATCTTCTCCAACCCACCAACCCTTCACCTTTGATCTGATCATG